AAAAGAATACATGGAAAGAGAATCTCAAAGAGCTATTGATGTTCCTTCATATCAAAATACTTTTAGAAGATTAATGTTAAACCAATGGACAGATTCTCATAGTGCATGGCTAACATCTGGTGAGTGGTATGCTTGTCATCAAGAATTTGATTATTCAACTTTAGATGGAAAAGAATGTTGGGGTGGTTTAGATTTAGCCAGTACAAGAGATTTAACATCTTTTGTTTTATTATTTAATGTTGATGGAAAATTTGTTTGTGTTCCTTACATATTTATACCAGAAGATAATGCAAAGAAAAGAAGTGAAAGAGATGGTGTTGATTATATTTCTTGGATAAGAGATGGTCATATAATTTCTACTCCTGGAGATGTAACTGATTATAGTTTTATAAGACAAAAAATAAATGAGCTATCTAAAAAATATCGTATTCAATCTATTTGTTATGATAGATGGAATGCATCACAATTAGTAATAGACCTTCAAAATGATGGTGCTAATTTAGATCCATTTGGCCAAGGATTTTTATCAATGTCAATGCCTTCAAAAACTTTAGAAGCAGAAATTTTAGCTAAAAATATAATACATAATAATAATCCATGCATGAACTGGTGTTTATCTAATGTTGCTTTACAAGAAGATCCAGCTGGTAATATAAAAATTGCTAAAAATAAGTCTAAAGAAAAAGTTGATCCAATTGTTAGTTTAGTAATGGCTTTAGGTTGTTATCTTACAACTGAGAGTGGTGATAGTGTTTATGATACAAGAGGAGTTTTATCTTTTTAATGTTAATAAAAAGCAATCAAATTATTTTTTTTTAGTTTTTTATAATCGTATTATTGTGAAAATAAAAATTTTACTTTGAGCTTATTAGATAGAATTAAAAATGTTTTTGTTCCTACTCCAAATAAAGTTGAGAACAGAAACTTAAATTTTAATAATGGAATGTTTGTTGGTAATGATATCACTAATGACAAAGCTTTAACACTAACTGCTGTTTGGTGTGCAATTAGATTGTTAGCTGAAAGCGTTTCTGCAATGCCTATTTCAGTTTATAAAAAACAAGCTAATGGTGATAAATTAGAAGATGTAAAAAATCCAATATATAATTTACTAAAATTTAAGCCAAACTTTTATCAAGATAAAGTAACTTTTTTTGAATATATGATGCTCTCAATTTTAACTGAGGGAAATTCTTATGTAAGAATTATTAGGAACAATAGTGGTACTCCTACACAATTAATACCATTAAATCCAAATGATGTTACTGTTGTAGTAAATAACAATGAGCTTTTTTATCAAATGGATGGCTCAAGTGTTTTAGATTCTTCTGATGTATTACATATTAAAACTTTAACAGATGATGGAATAACTGGTATTTCTCCTTTACAACAATGTGCAAAGTCATTAAAATGGTCTGAGAGTTTAGAAGAATTTGGAAACACATTTTTTGCGAATGGAGCAAAGCCAAGTTCAATCCTTCAAACTGATAGAGCTTTATCTGATTCAGCATTAACAAGATTAAAATCAAGCTTCAATAATACTTATGGAAATTTAAAAAATAGTAATTCAACTATTGTTTTAGAGGAGGGGTTAACGTTTAAACCATTATCATTAAGTCCAGATCAATCTCAGTTTTTACAATCAAGAGAGTTTTCAATTGCTGAGGTTGCGAGAATTTATAGATGTCAGCCACATTTATTAATGGACCTTTCAAAATCAAGTTTTAATAATATTGAAATGCAAAGCCAGGAGTTTTTAACTTACACTTTAATGCCTTATATTAACAGAATAGAAGCTCAATTAAATTTAAAATTATTTAGATCAAATGAATTAGGAACAACATTTGTTGAGTTTAATGTAAATGGATTATTAAGAGGTGATGCAAAAACAAGAAGTGAAACATATAAAACTGCAATTACTAATGGATTTATGTCAATTAATGAGGTTAGAAGAAAAGAAAATCTTAATGGAATTGATGGTGGTGATAAACATTTTATGCAAATGAATATGACTACAATTGAAAAAATAGGAACAGATGCTGATGAAAATACTGCATCATAAAAAAATATAATATGGAAAAAAGAACATTTAACATAGAAACAAGAGTTGATACTAATGAAGAAGGAAGAGATATTGTTGTTGGCCATGCTTCTGTTTATGATTCAAAATCAAATAATCTTGGAGATTTTTATGAGTATATAGAAAGAGGAGCATTTACACAAGAGTTAATAGAACAATCTGATGTAAGAGCTTTAATAAATCATGATCAAAATTTAATATTGGCAAGAAGTACATCTGGAACATTAAATTTAAGAGCTGATGAAAAAGGTTTAAGATATGAATTTGAAATGCCAGAAACATCTTATGGAAAAGATTTAGCTATATCAATGAAACGTGGAGATATAACACAATCTTCTTTTGCATTTACTGTTGCTCAAGATGAATGGTCAACAAATGATTTAGGTGAAAATATTAGAACTATTAAAAAAATAGATAGACTATATGATGTTAGTCCAGTTACTTATCCAGCTTATTCTCAAGCAGAATCTGATTTAGTAGTTGCTCAAAGAGGTTTAAAAGAATATCAAGAAAGTTTAGTTGAAGAAACTAAAGAAGATATAAAAGAAGAAAAAGAAAACAATTTAGTGGTGGGATCTCTTACATCATTAAAAATTGAATTAATAAAGAGAAAATAATAATAAAAAATTTTAAAATGAAAACATCAATCATATTAAAAGAAGAAAGATCTGATATCATCTCTCAGTTAGAAGCAATTAAAGATGTTGCAACAACTGAGAATCGTGATCTTTCTTCTGATGAAAACAATGAAGTAGATGGATTAATTACTGAGGTAGATAGTCTTGATGCTAAAATAGAAAGAGCTGAAAAGCTTGAAACAATAAAAAGAAATAGTGCTGTTGTATCTGGTGTTGTTTCTACTAATGTTCCAAAAGAAGTTGAAGATTATTCATTCCAATCAGCAATGAGAGCTGCATATACTGGTAACGTTGAGGGTCTTGTAAAAGAAATGGACCAAGAAGCAAGAAGTAATGCAAGAAATACTGGCCAAACTTTTAAAGGTTTAGCAATTCCTTCTACTATATTAACAAGAGCTGCTGTTGGAACTGATGCTGTAAATGCTACACAAACAATGAGCTTTACTGATCAATTAGAAGCTAATTTAGTAATGGCATCTGCCGGATGTAATTTTTATTCTGGAATTGAGAACATGAAGTTCCCAGTTATCTCTGGTGTAAATTCTTATTTTCAGCCAGAATCTGGTGGAACTGCTGCTACTCCTGGTGGAACTGCTACATCTATAACTTTAAGTCCTAAAAAACTTATTTCAGTTGTAAATGTATCAAATGAAGCTTTAACACAAAATGTTTCTTTAGAAGCTGCATTAAGAAGAAATATGGCACAAAGTATTGCTGCACAATTAGAAAAAGCTTTATTAGGTGAAGTTGATATTGCTAATGGACCAACATCTATTTTCTTAGATGCTGCTGCTGGATCTGTTGCTGCTTTTGATGCTTCTACTGCTTTAGCTCTTGAAGCTGCTGTATTAGATGCTGGTGTTCAATTAGAAGGTGCTAGAATGGCTTATTTAATGAATAGTGCATCTTATCAAGCTATTAAAGTTGCTGCAATGGTTTCAAGTGTTTCTCCAGCTTATGATATGAGAGAAAAACTTGTAAATTCATATTTCTCTTTATTTAGTAGTAATGTAGGTAATGGTGGAACTGCTGGAAAAGATGCTGTATTATTTGGAGATTTCTCTAAAGTACATATTGCACAATTTGGAGGTTTAGATGTTCTTTACGATCCATATACTAATGGAGCTACTGGTGAGCCAAGAATGATTGTTACATCTTTAGTTGATGGTAATGCTGTTCAAAATGGTGCTGCTTTTGCAAATCTTATTGAAGCATAATTAATATTAATAATTATTAAAAGGGGTGGTGGAATAACCATCACCTCTTTTTTTTAAACTTAATAATATGAATAATTATTATAATATAAATAATGTTTCGATGCCAACTATGAGAACATTTCAAGTTATTACTCCAGCATCAACTTATCCAGTTACTTTAGCAGATGCTAAAGAACATTTAAAAGTGGATATAAATACAGATGATGGTTTGATTAATAATCTTATTATTGCTTCAACAGAATTAAGCGAAGAATACACAAACAGATTTTTTATTGATACAGTTATAAGTCAAACTTGCACAACATTTGCTGATTTAAAATCATTATTTAAAAGCACAGTTAAAAGTGTTGCTCATGTAAAATATTATGATTCAGATAATACTTTGCAAACATTAGATGCTGCTAATTATGTAGTAAACAATCAATTTGAGCCATGTCAAATAAATCCAGCAGTTGATTTTAGTTTTCCAGATATTGCTGATAGAGTTGATGCTATTGAGTGTAGATATACTGTTGGATATGTTAAAATTCCAGATGCAATAAAATCAGCAATTTTATTAACTATTGGAAATTGGTATGAAAACAGAGAATCAGTAGTTATAGGAAGAATAGCAACTGAGCTGCCTCAAAGTGCTTTATGGATATTAAACACTTATAAAGTTCAAATTGTATGACAATTGGCGAGTTAGATAGAAGAGTAAGTATTTATTCAGTTGCAACAACTGCAAATAATTATGGTGAGCTTACAAGAGCTTATTCTTTGTTTAGAGAAGTATGGGCAAAGATAGAATGGGAAGGAGGAACTGAAGGAACTGATCAATCAGAAAAAATTACTGGAATGACAAAGCTTCATGTTTATATAAGAAATTTAGATATGGGAAGTTTAAATTTACAATCAAGAATAGATTATGATGGTAAAGAATACTTTCCTAAAGTTATTAATGAGATTGATGGAAGAGCTGCTTTTCTTGAAATTATATGTGAAAATAAAGATTAATGGCTATAACATTTGGAAATAAAGGAGGTTCATCAGCTGCTAAATTAGCTGGTACTACTGGAACAAAATCAAGAGTTGGTTTTAACGTTATGGGTTTAGATGGTTTAAAAAATTTTTTAAAAACATTTCCAGATATATTAAATAATCCAAAAAATTTAGAAAGAATATTTAGAGAAAATTCAAAACCTTTGCAACAACAAATTAAAAGAAACATTGCTGGTATGTCTTTTAAAAATGGAAATACTGGCTCTAATCAGCTTGAAGATAGTGTAGGTTTTATAACTACTAAAGCAAGTAGAGAATTTGGTGGAGGATATGTTGGATTAAGAGCAAAAGGATCATTTAAAAATAAAGAAAAAAGTGGATTTTATGGAGCATGGATTGAAGTAGGTAATCAAGCTAAAAATAAAACTTATAAATTTGGACCAGCAAAACCATTTATCGGTCCAGCATATAAAGCAACAAAAAATTTATTAATGAATAATATTTTAATAGATGCAAAAAGAGTAATGTATAAAGAAATAAAAAAAGTTAGAAAATTTGGAACTGCTGGTTATAATTAATTATGGAAATAGGAAAAGCAATATATAGTATTTTATCAATTAATCCAAACATTAGTGGTTTAGTTGGTACAAGGATATTTCCAAATGTTGCTCCACAAACAACAACATTACCTTTTATTATCTATGATGTAACTGGAGTGCAGCCAAATGATACAAAAGATGGTGTTTCTACATTAGATACTAATGATGTAATGATTTCTTGTTATAGTGAAACATACACAGAAGCATCAACATTAGCTCAAAAAATTAGAGTGGCAATGGATAGAATACCAGAAGGAACATATGGAGCAGAACAAATTCAATCATCACAATTTCAAAGTTATAATGATATTTTTGATGATACAAGTGGTGATGCTGGAGTTTATAGAAAAGCATTAGATTTTCAAATAAGACAAATTAATCCTACAAGTTAAATAAATATGAAAATAAAATTAAAAAAAAATTACAGAGCTTTTGGAAAAGTAAATAAAGCTGGTGAAAGTTTAGAAATAAGAGATGATAAAACTTTAGAATTTCTAAAAGAAAATGGATACATAGAAACTC